CTTCCGCAATATACTGCTACGTCATTGCAAATTGTAAAGAGTGATACTAATTGAGCATAACCTTCATTGGTAATTGAAACCCCAATACCACCTTGATTATATTGAGTATAGCTATCAAGAACCATAGATTTTGTAGGTCCAATAGAATGCCTACCATCAATTCTCATTCCAATACTATTGGGAATAAAGTTTGTACAGTTTTGAATATAAGGTGATTGATTGATGTATCTTGGAGCAGTTGGATTAAATGCAAAGATGGCACCAGTATTTGCTGCGCCCACAAAGGACATATTGGAAATATAATTTCCATTTCCAACATAAAATAAGTCTCCTTGATTTTGCAAAGAAATTGATACTTCCCTTAAACTATCTCCAACAATACTTACTTGATTTGGTAAAGTGATTGGATTATTTTCTACATAAGATCCAGGAGCAACCCTAATAACTGTGCTTGTTGTTGCAACTGCAACTGCTCCTGCGATGGTTGCTTTTGCGTCTCCAAGTCTTCTTCCTGTGTTTGTGTCGCTTCCGTCTCTTGTGACATATAAAATATTAGTAACAGTGGATCCAGCACCCAATCTTATGATGTCTGTTCCTATACCAGTTCTTTCTCGTCTGGTATAAAGTTCAGCATCATAAGTATTAAGACCTAATTCTCCTAGTTGTATATCCGCAAGACCCGGAAGTTTTCCAGGCACAGAGGATCTTTTTATCCTAATCGGTGTGCTCATTTATAGATTTCGGTATTTACCAAAAAAGAGGGATATATATCCCTCTTTTATTTAGTATTAAATTTTAAAGTAGGTTTTTATTCTGCTGCTACGACTTCTGTTGGCGCTTCTTCTTGAAGGACAAGATTTAGTGCTTCAATGGCTCCTTGAAGACGAATAAATTGTTCTTTTTTTTGAATAAATGATTGTTCGGTTTGAAGAATATCTTGGCGAAGTTCTTCTGCTTGTTTAGTCAAATTTTCAAGCATTTCTTGTGGTTTCATACGTGATATAGAATAACTACGGGATTATTTAGTACCTATTAATAATACACTTTTGGAATGTGAATGTCAAGTGTTGATTTTAATGTGATAGTTTCTCCGGATATAATTTTTAAATATTTACCAAATTCCAAATTAATAAAATCATTTGAATTTTCTTTTTTGTATGATATAGTATTTGGTTCTGAGTTTAAAAGTGGATTTGTAATATAAAAATCTTTTTCTGTATCCTGAATATCTAAAAATATTCCAGAAGAAACAAAAATACTTTCACCAATTAATTTTCTTGCTGATGAATTCATCATATCTCCTTGACCGGAGCAAGTATTTGTGGTCAACAATGCATCAAAACCCAAACAATAGCAAAATTTAGTATTATCTTCAAGCATTATCATCTTAACTGATTTTTGTGGTCTTCTATTATTTGCTTCCCCAGTTATTGAAGTTTCTATAACATCACTTCCAGATTCTTGATATGTAAATTTGCCACTAGTGGTAAAAGTGCATCCATAATCTTCTATTTTTCCATCTTCTCCTTTTGGAATAGTAGATAAATCACAGGTATAAAATTCTTCATTTTTATTCATTTCCCAATATGTCAAAATGAGTCTATTGTCTCTATCTCTAAAAACTTTCATAATTAATTACCAATTTTCTTTAAGTTGTTCCTGACTATTTGGATTAGTTGGATCAATTAAAATATCTAATCCCTCATCTTTAGTTGGGGATAATTCTAATCCAATCATAGATTCAAGTTTTTTGTAATGATGATCTTCAATATTAATCTCAAGACTTTTTTGATAATTTAATTGCCCCAAAAGAAGATTTACCAATTGACTTGTAACATCACCATCAAGATCTATACGAGACAAATCCACAGCAATTGCGGGATAGTCATCTATATTTTTATTTAAAGACGAATCCCATATTTTTGCTATAATACTGTTACTAGTTTCATCTATACTTACAATTTTAACCGTTGGCATTATGATGCCCCTCCTGCTATACTACCATATGCTAACCAAGTTACATATGAGTTACCAACTATATAGTTTCCTGCTGCACCACCAGATCCAGCACTACCACTACCCACGGCACCTAAAGCACCACCAGATCCACCAGAAGTAGAACAAGCAGTTTGATTTCCATTTGAGCTACAGTATCCACCACCACCAGCACCACCAGCAGTTAAAGAACCAGAACTTCCTGCATTATACCCACCTGTACCGGCAGGAAAACCAGCACCACCACCTCCACCGCCGTGAACAGCAGTAGCAGTATAACATTCTTGTTGGCAACAACCAGTTTGTTGACAACCGTTTGCATATCCATCAGATCCAGCACCACCACCACCGCCTCCGCCAGCAATTGTTCCAGTATTGTTTATTGCTAAATTATAAAATGCATTTAATGCATTGCCGCCAGCACCACCAGCACCACCAGCATCACCAGCACCAGCTCCGCCTGCGCCAACAATATAACCAACATTATTTAATTGAAAATAAGATCCGCCAGGCCAATTTCCAGTAACAAAAGCGGTATTTGCTGTATCTGAAGCCCCTATCACAATACCACTATCTACAGTTAAATAATATTTGACTGTTTGATTTGAACTATAAACAGTTGCTGTTGTTTTCTTTCCTCCAACAATTGTTGCATTTTGAAAATCAGTTCTAGCATTATAATTAGTTTGATTTGTACTCACCGTTCTTGTTGCGTTTAATATTTTATTATAAAAATTAGAAAATTTTATAGTTGCACCACTTGCTGGAATTCCAGAATCTAATGCACCATAACTTGACAATCCATCATTTCCAACAGAACCAAATTCACTTCTAATTTGTGAGAAACTAATAGCACCACTACTTGGTAGGGTCATTTTCTAACCTCCTTACTTTTTCCGAAAGTTCTTTGATTGCTTCAATTAGAAGTGGTACAATTTTTTCATATTTAACAGTCTTGTAATTTTCACCACTTCTGGAATATTCATTTCCGTCATCATCCACATCAATATCAAATGGTGCTGCTTTCACAACTTGTGGAAGTACTTTTTCTACTTCTTGTGCGATGACACCAACTTGTTCTTCTCTTGTATAACCAAAAGAAGCAGCAACATCATTTGCATTATATGTAACTCCACGAAGAGAACATACTTTATTAAGAGCATTTGCAATTGGACTGATATTTTCTTTCAGTCTCAAATCAGAATAGAATGCGGTAATATCATTTGTTGCACGAATTTCACCAGCAGTACCCGAAGCAGCAGTTCCAACACCGAAGGAATTAACTTGATAATTATTTCCAGTTACAAGAGCACTTGCCGTACCAGTTAAAGTTGCAGTAATAGTTCCAGCACTAAAGTTACCTGAAGCATCACGAGCAACTACTGTAGATGCAGTATTTGCACTTGTAGCATTTATTGTAATAGTTGCAGATGCAGAGTTATTAAATGATCCAGACAAGTAAGTTCCAGTAGAAACACTATACTGAAGAGTTCCATTTAAATTGGTAGCACTAATTGTACCAGCACTAAAGTTACCAGAACCATCACGAAGCACAATACTGCTTGCTGTGTTTGTACTTACGGGCTGATAACTTTGCAGAGAAGAAGCATTTAAATTGCTAACTTGTGTAGTGGAAGACACTACAAATGGTGCAGTTCCTGTTGCAATATTTGAAGTAATAATTCTACTTGTAATATCACGGGCAGCAAAATCACCATTTACATCTCTAGAAACAATACTTGCGCTATTGTCACCAAGAGTCCAAGTTGATTTTGCATCAACATTAAGTACTCTTGCTATACTTCCATTATAAGTGGAACCACTTGTATAACTTAAATGGGTATTGAGAGTCAAATCCCCAAGGTTACTTCCAAGAGCAACACCAGAAATCGTGCTATTTGCTAGATTTGCATTTGAAATTGCAGCAGAACCAGAAAGATTGGTATTTGTCAATCCAGTAATAGTATTTGAACCAGCAGCAATTGTTTTATTAGTTAAGGCATCAGAAGTATTTTTACCAACTAGTGTATCTGTTGCTGCTGGTAATGTGAGAGTTCCACTTGCAGTTGATGATGCTACTAATTTAGTAAATCCAGAAGTTCCTTTAAAATCAATACCAGAAGTACTAACTGTACTAATTCCAGTATTATTTAAATTGGTAATTGTAGCATTTGTATAAGTAACAGCAGTACCAGCAAGTGCTGTAATAATTCCTACATTTTGATAAGCATAAGTACCACTTAATGTAGTGATATTGCCACTAGTATAAGTCACAGCAGTACCAGCAAGTGCTGTAATTATGCCAACATTTTGATAAGCATAAGTGCCAGTCAATGTAGTGATGTTACCACTAGTATAAGTTACAGCAGTACCAGCAAGAGCACTAATAGTAGAAGAACTTACATTTAATTTTCCAGCAAATGTAGAAACACCAGCATATGTTGAATTGAAAGAACTACCAACGTTAATATTTGCAGTATTAGAGAAAGTAACACCAGTACCAGTAACTTCTAAATTATAAAGTTGCGAAATGCCTTGTGTATGTTTCTGTGTATAAGCAGTTGTGATTGCCCCAACTGAATTTGTTCCTGGGAAAACTGCACCATTATAAATTGTGATTCCTTCAAAAGCAACACTACTAAATGTTTGAGGTGTAACAAATGTTACTGATTCAGTTACATAAAGATTTTTGAATCTTGCAGTTCCATTTACTTCCAATTCATTTGTGAATGGGAATGTTGCGTTTGTTTGACCAATTCCAAGTCTATCTAAACGAAGAACATCCAAGTCCTTCTCAACACTAATCATTCCAAATCTCTTCCAGTCACTATCAGCATAAACGTGACCTACATATCCACCAGATACTGGACTGGAAATTAGAGAAATATCACCAGAACGAGCACCAGAAATTACTGCAGAAGTTGGAGTAGAAATTCCAACTGTAATTAGTTTTGATTGAGAAGAAGTTCCTTTAACATATAAGTTTTTAGTTTCAATTCCATTATCTGATGTATTTGTAATTTTCTGTGTGAAATTTACAGGACCATAGAATTGTGAAGTTTGGTTATTATTTTCGCCGCCTTCAACCGTAATTCTTTCTTTTACTACAATATCATCATAATATCCACTCAATCTCTTGGTTAAATCTGTATTCGCATCATCCCCAGTATAAGTAAATATTGGAGCATCAAAGAGTTCTTCTTCTCCAGTGATGGAAGTTAATTTCTTTGAACCAGAATAAAACTCACCCAAATCATTCATACCAGAATAAACGATTGTTCCCCCATCTTGTTCTTTTGCTTGGGAAACAATTACTTCATCGGAACTTAGAATTTTAGTTTGCTTTTGTGGAAGACCAGTTGAATAGTTGCCAGGACCGTATCCAACATATTCAAATGTGTGCCCAGAAGCACGAAGATATGATGGACGATGGAATTGAATTGGAATGATACGAATTTTCTTAACAAGGGTTCCGCTATCTGCTGCTGCTGAAATTGTACCAAATTGTCCGCGAATTACAGATGTGCAAGTATCATTTAAGATACGAAGAATTTCTGAATTAATTTGGATGAAATCGCCCTTTTTGAATCCATTTGGACTTGAGAGATTAATTGTAGTTGCAGAAGGAGATAAAGAACTTCCAAGTGTTACAGAAATTCCACCATAAATGTAAGATGCACGACCACCAAGATTGCTCTCCCCATCTCCAATTGGAAGAGCATTTACTCCAATACCTTGTTTTAAGACTGTACCACCACTCACATACGGTTGAGTTGCAGTTACGACACCAACATTAAATGTAAATGTAGTAAGACCAACTACATTCTTAACTACAAATGAACTATCATAGATTGCCTTTCCTGTACCAACAATTGTAAATTTATTACCAACAAGCAATCCGTGAGATGTAGATGTAGTAACTGTTGCAATTCCAGTCCTAATATTTGTAAAGTTTAAAGTTGAAATTGTGGAACCTTCTGCCGTAATTGCAGCATAAGGCAACTTGCCATCAGTTCTAGATGTATAAACACCAACATTATTTGCATTATAGACTGTAAATTGTTTTGGTCCAGGAATTGCTGTAATTTTAAATAAACCATTATAACCTTCACTTGCAAATCCAACAATTTGAATTGCATCACCAACATTATTATTGATAGAAGTTACTTGTACGGTTGCGAGTGTTGTTCCGCCCGCAATGCTCATTGTATTTCCTACACCATAAGCACTACCACCATCTACAATACTTACATCTGTTGGAACTCCACCAGACAATGAAACTTTAACTGTTGCATTAATTCCTGCTCCAGTTCCACCCACCAAAGCAGCAGAATAAAGAGTTGTTGAACCATAACCAGAACCAGTAGCAGTTAATGAAAGTGCAGAAATCGCATTCAGGTTGTGTTCTCTATCTGTATAGAAAGTAACAGCAGTTCCAGTTACAGCAGCATAAGTAATACCAAAACCAATTGTATTTTCTTTTACAAATAAATCCAGAGCTTCCTTTGTAACTGAATTTCTCTTATCATCCGTTGTGACTTTTCCAAGTGGTTGAATATCTGCGTAAGTTGTAGTTGCCTTTGGATCTGCATTATAATTATCTCTATCCAATTGAGGATAAAGATTACGAACATCTTGATTGTAGTTTTTATAACTAATACCATATCCAACATTTTTAAGTGTTGGTGATTCACCCGAAGACATTACTGTAAGATGATAGATACCATCTTGTCCTGTTGTTGAAGAACCAGGAATAAATTTCTTTATTTCATCAATTCTATAGATGAAATAAGTATCGTAATATCTTTCTCTAATTACAGTTGGAAGTGCTGCAACTTGTTGTGAAGTGGTTCTTTGATTTGTGATATTTGCAAAAGAACCAGGATCAGTAGCAATACCAGAAATAGTAAATGTTTTGCTACTTGGAACTGATGCAATTGCGAAAGAACCATTAAATACTGAAGATGCTGAACCAGTTGGATTATTTGAACTCAATACATTTTGTATCTTAATTCCGTCACCAGAACTTAAATTGTGTGGAAGTTCAGTTGTAATGGTAATTACATTTGAAGAATACGATGCTCCAGTAATAACTTTTGGATTTTTGAGTTGTATGGAATTAGAAAGATCTCCAGACAAAACTCCAGGACTATCAATTGTTGTTGTGCTACTTTCTTGAAGAGTGTAACCAGCAATTGGTGGTCTTGCATTTGTTGCTTCTTTTGGAATTACATAACGAAGTTTATAAATTCTTTCATTTAATGAACGATTATCTAATTTTCTTTTTACGAAAGTAGATCCAGATTCTAATCCTAATCCAGTTGTGCCCAATCCCACAATTGCATTATAGATGGTATTATCTTGAGTGGAATTAGAACAAATAATATACCAATTTGAATTCGTAGAATCAAATTGAATTGGATGCCCCAAATCTCCTGGTTGTTTGTCAGTTACTGAACTGACAATAGTAAGAATACCTCCAAGATTATTGGTTCCATTAATAGTTCTTGGTGTTGCAGCAATTGCATCACTATATGTTGGTGAAAGTTTAACTTGATTTGAAGACCCAGTTGTAGAAATATAATAAACTTTATTCAATTCTACATTATTTGGTGCTTCAGCAGTATCGCTGAATACTCTTACTTTTTCTCCATTATAAAAATTGTGGGCACCTGTGAGTGTAAAAATATCACTACTAATGCTATTAATACCAGCAGATCTACCAACAGTAGATACTTTCTGTGCGGAATATACTGAACCACCAGGAGACTGCATCAAGACTGGTGCAGTATAAGTTGTTTGTGCTGTTCCAATAGTTACTGTTAGATTTAACAGTTCGTTTTGTTTTGCTCCAATACGATAACTATCAACTTGATGCGGTGGAGCAATATCTAAACTGTTATATCCATAAAGATATAGATTTGAGATTGTTGCTGCTGAAATTGTTTTTGTAATATCTAATGATAACCAAGTAACTTCATTTTCATTTGTAATAACTTCTCTTGGCGGAATAATATGAGTAATGTATCCAGTATTGTCACGATCAAATGCTTCTTTGCGGAAACCAACAGATTCAAGAGCTACAGCACCAAAGTTACTATTAGAGTTGGTAATGGACATATCGCCACCACTTTCAGCTAAGAATTGTCTAGCATAACCAATCGCAAAGATAGATACGCACTGAATAAAACCACCATTTGATACTTTTACGTGGTTATTTTCGTATGATGGTTTGTAGATGGAACCAGAATATGTGTGAAGTGGGGAATTTGATGATTGACTATTATCTTTAAACGATTTGCTGGTTGAATCATAATCAATAAAAGCATTATCATCTTTCTGTAGTGACACCCCAGTAAATTGTGCCACAACCATTGATTTAAAACCAGTGGATTTGCTTCCATCAGCGTGTATACCATTCATACCATAAACTGATCTTATAGAACAGTTAAAGATATAAGGAGAAGCAGAAGAAACGCTATCTGCTTCTATAACAACTTGTGCATCTTGAAGATAAGTAACAGGATCTGGAACTGGATTTGTTGGAGATCCTAATGATGTATAGGTGAATGTGGTGAGTCCTACGATACCACTTACGACAAATGAACCATTATAAATGCTGGTATCAATACCAACACCCTTCATTAAAATTGGAGTATCAACAAAAAGACCGTGAGTTGCGTTGGTGGTTACAGTAATAGATGAAGATGGGGTTACACCATCACCAGAACGAATACTTGTGATTCCAAGATTGTTTGCGTTTAGATTTCCAACAATACGATATTCATCTACACTTGGTTCAAAATCAAGACCAACTGGATAATCTATAATTGGTCTTCCGGAACTATTACCATAAACTAAAGTAAGTTTGTGGTAATACATCTGCAGATCAGTTAATCCACTATCTACGTTGCTGATCTTTACATTATTCACACCATCAGCATATGCAAATGCAGTTAGTTTGTGGTGAGAATAATTTGGGAAATTTGTAGTGTTGTTATAATTTTTATAAGAAAATTTTGTAGTATCTGCATCTAAAAATGTAAAGATACTGAAATAGCAAGTACCAGTTACATTAAAAATAGAAGAAGTGTTAATATAATCGTCTAGTGGGTCTGGAACATATAATGGACGAATTTTAGTTTTTCTTAAATCATAACCAATAATGGATACACCACGAGGAATGATTACACCACCATCTACCGAGTTTAATTTATATAAATCGTTATTTGCGTCAAGTACATCTGTATTAAATGCCGATCCAAGTTCATTGATTGTAACACCACTTGCCCAAGAAACTCCAGAACCAGATCCAGTTCTCTGCTTTAGTGCTCCGGTAGTATCAATTGCAAATCCTGGACGATTATCAATATAATGAGTTCCAGGATATACAAGTACGGTTGTTCTATCAATTCTATCGTTATTTCTTCCTGACTGATATGAAAATCTTGCTGCCTCTATTAGTGCTCTTTGAATAGATTTAAATGGGCGGGCTAAACTATTACCCTTATTTTCATAACTATCAGTTGCATCAAAATCTGATGGATTAACATAAAGAATGTTACCTTCAGCATTCTTTAGGAAATTTTCTAACCTGGAGAGTGGCATTTTATAAGCACAGATATTTCTTCTGTCTTATTTAGACACTTAATAAATCATCACTCAATCGGTATAAACTAATTCCCCACGAAGTTCAGCAAGTTTTGCTTGTGCAAATGTTTCTACACAGGTCCAATAAGTTTCTCCTGTAAGTGGAAAGTTCTTATTCACAAAATGGGAGGACATATCTTCTTGCAACTCACGAAGTTCTTGTAGGGTCTCACGGTCAATTTGCATTATGGGCACACAGTGGTCCTTTTCATTCTAGCACACATTTTGGATCCTGTCAAGGGGTATGATCCATTATAAAATCTTCATAAGGGCGATGAGCCCCAAACATCCAAAGTATTCTGGGAGTTTCTCCTTTCACTTCAGTTACATAATGAGTTTGTTCTGAAGCATAATAACAGTGTAAATCTCCAGCATTAATATCAACTAACTCATCATCCACATATAATTCTGCACCTTCTTCTGTTGTTTGAGACATTATATTGCAACGATATGTAGTCCAACCATTTTCTGCTTTTGGATCACGATGGCTGTAAACATCACCTCCAGGATAAGTTACAGAGACAACTACACCTTCACTACCGTGACCCATAATTAATGGTCTATGGGATATTCCCATAAATTCACGAATTCTATTTGAAATATCAATTACAAGTTCGGGGTATTTTTTATCCTCCATATGCATTCTACTGGTTAATCTTTTTTTATATTGATGATTTCCTCGTGAAACTCCCAAATTAATCCACCCCTCTTCAATACCATTTAAGGCAATTTTTGATAATTGCTTACATTCTTCTAATGTGATAAAATTTTTGAATATTTTAATCACAATTCAGTAGAATATTCAAATCTTTCAAATTCATCCATACAATAAGTTTTTATAATTTCTACCATTTCTGGTGTATAAACATCTTTATAATTTGGACCCGGAATGGCATTAATTTGATAATCACTCCATCCAATATTACACTCTACTAAAAATTCTTTCACTAATTCCATATTTTCAAATTTAAATAATTTAATATTACTTTCATCTTCTCCATTTACATAATTAACTTGCGACTGCATAAAATGATATTTTTTATAATCACCATTTCCAAATTTTTTTACAAACTCTTCAAAAGTTTCTGGAACTTCTGGAAAATCTGGATTATTTGCTTGTCCGTGTTGTCTGGACCATTTCCATAAACTATGAACTCTATCATATGGATTTCTAACAATTACAAAAAATCCAACTTGATCAGAATTTGCTGCAGGCAATGCCCTTTTAACAAATTCAATTGTAGGAGCATTTTTAACCGGAATTGAAAAATCAGTTACATCAGTAAATGGGTCGTGTATTTTTGAAGTTTGATTGTGAATTTTAAGCAAATTTTTAATGAACATTCCTGCTGTTTTTGGGATGTGAATATAGATGTATAATTTCTTTTCCATATTAAGTAGAAATATCAGAATTTATTTTATCTAAAAGTTTTTGATTTTCAAGTTGAATATCTGGTAAATTTAATTTATCTTGTTGTGCCTGTTTTTCCTGTTCAGCAATTAATTGATCTTGTTTTTCTTTTTCTATATTCCACAAATCAATTAGTGGTTGAATATAATTAATATCTTCAAAAAATTCATTATTTTTTTGCTGGCGATTAATAAATTCAATTTCGCCATAAGTTTCATACCATTGAATTGCATCAACTTCCTGATCAAAAGATGAATTATCAACGGTTAAAAATGCACCATCAATTCCTATACTTTTATCCGATTTAATATATGTAAGTCTCATTGTTCTTCTCCTGATTCTAAAATATTAAGTAGTGGATTTAATGGGGTTACTTGCGTTGGAATAATTCCTTGCTGTAATGATTGAATGTAAAGTTGTTGGTTTTGTTGATTTCCTTTTACAACTTCATTTCTAAAACTTTCTACAGCAGCACCAGTTTGATTTGATTTTTGTGCAATCTCCACTGCCATCACAGGCATCCAAGCAATTGCACAAGACCACTCATCAACTGGCTCTCCTGTATTTGGATTGGTTCCTCGCATTTGTGTGTACCAAGAACACTTAATCCCTACACAATCTTTTTTGATTAAAGGGCAAAAATTCCCTGGTTTCATTTTAGTCATAGTTAAAGATAATAATATGAATATTATAGCACAATTAGGTTTTGGATGCAATAATCAAATCTACATATTGAACGGCAAAATCCATTGCAGTCGCAGTAAATCCGTGATTGTGAGCACTACCAGAACCTTGATCAATTCCTCCAGTATTAGCACCAACTCCAGAAGGAATTACTATCCCATCTCCGGATTTATAACTTGAGCTATAATATCCTTTTATATTATATGATGATGGAGCAACATAATAGTGAGTGTGATTGCCCAGTTGAGATGCTGAAAGTGTAGTATTAGCAACAGTACCTGCAGGAGTTCTAGAAGTAAAGACACTAGTAAAAGCAGTAGAACCACCAAAACTTGCAGATCCTGATACAACTCTTAATGTTTTATCATTATGTGTAGTTTGTTTTGTCCATCCAGTTGGTGCTGATGTTTGTTGAAACAACATCAAAGTTCC